CGATCTCAGTCGAGAAGGTAGTGTCCGACACAGGTGTTACACTTATTGAGGTAACTGCTTCCCGAAGCATGCAGGTTAACGTAGGAAACTACGAACACCTTAATACGTTTGCTTCTGCTAAGGTAGCTGTTCTACCTGGTGCCAGTATGGAGGACATTCTGGATACACTCAATGACGCTATTGATGCTGTCATGATTCCAGACCTCAAGTGGTACCGTTCTATTGCTGATGGCCGTAAGAATGACAAGACTCTTGCGCATCAGATTCAACTCCCCTAATTCATCTCCCCCAAATAGTCCATATTAGGAGTATAAATGGCCAAGATTTCCCGTGTTCCTGTTAACGATGATGTCGCAGAGGTCAGCAATGAGTCTGCTGATACTGTCAATACAGAACTGAACCCTTCCCGTAGGATGTCCCGTACTGTCGCACCTATTGCAGCAGGTTGGGGTGCGCCTGTTCCTGAGCGACGTGAGACTGCAAAGTTCGAGTCCCTTGTTCTTGGTGGTAAGGGTAAGCGTATTGTAAAGATCCTTGATGAGGCTCCTGCTGTCAAGTTCGGCCGCCATTACATCAAGTCCGCTGGTCCCAAGGGTAAGTACTACACCTGCTTGAATGATGAGTTCTTCCAGGGTGACTGCCCACTGTGTGCTGAGGGTCTGCGTCGTACTCAGACTTATGTCATGAATGTTGTCGACATGATTGAGGATCCTGAGAAGGTTGTCGCATGGACCTTTGGTAACGAGGTTTCTACTGCACTTCAGTCCCTTACTGAGAACCCTCAGGGTGACTACTGGGCTCTGAATTCTACTGAGCGCTACTTCCATGTCTACCATGAGAAGCTTGCGAACCGTGATGCTCCTGCTACTCGTGTTCTTCCTCTGAAGGCTCGTGACCTTCCTGACGACTACGGCATTGAGCCTCTGACTGAATCTGAGCTTGACACTCTGGCAGAGAACACTTATGGAGAAGAGATCATCTTCATTCCTACCGTTCAGTTCCTTGCGAATGTCCAGTTCCAGGATTCTGACAAGCCGCAGAAGCGCAACTAGCAACTAGACACACCGAAGCCCCTCTGATACTGTTGTTCTCACAAGACAGGTCAGAGGGGCTTCCCCTATTACTGAGGAGAGATGATGCAGTTCTACATGGTTCGCCACTACATCTACGATGGCTATGCTTCACATGATTACGATGACATTGTTCCTTTCCAGGATTCTTTTGCTGCTATGAACTATCTTCTTGAGCGCGCTAAGAATGACTTGGCTTACTACGTGTGGGAGACAGGTGAGGACGGGTACAAGATCCTTATAGATCGCGGTCCTGGTCGATATGCATATGACTACTACTACCTTGAGCAGATGGAAATGGGAAAGGAACTGTAATGGATGTAATTGTCTGCATGTACGCAGTGCATGGACCTGGTGGATCTCACAGTGTCTTGGCAGAAGTGTTTTCTTCTGTGGGTGCTTATAGTGACTGGCTGATTGATCAGATTATGTGGCCAGAAATTCAATACATTGACGGTACTGGTAATAGTATGCGACTCATTACGAATTTCTCAGACGACACTTGGTCCGAGTATGTTATCCGTTTTCGAAAGGTCATTGATTAATGGGACTAACAAGAGAACAAAGACTGAGTAGTATCTGCCATTACGTAACTAGACTTTCATTTAGAGAAAGACTTAAAGTACTTCGAGCATTGCTAACTGGACGAGTAACGTAGGAGGATAGATGGATGGCCTTATCCTTACAGAGGAACAACTTGTTGCAGAAGCAAAGTATTTTATGCAGCAGGATGCATTCGCGTGGGACACAGAGACTATGGATGGTTCTGCTGAAGGTACCCGAGGAATGCCTACTGAGAACAGGATTGTATGGATATCTCTCGCCACATACGGAAGAACTATTGTCATTCCTATGGGGCATCCCAATGGAAATGTACTCCTGCAAAAAGAGCATCGTAAGAAAGATCCTGTAACAAAGAAGTTTGTCAATTACCCTGCTATTTATGATGCTCCGCCAAAGCAGCTACGTCCTTCCCGAGTATTCGAACTTCTACGTCCGCTATTTTTCAATCCGAACATCATTAAGGTTGCGCATAACGCACCCTTCGACCTGATCTCTTCAGAGAAGGGATTCGGCGCTATTCCCTGTGCACCTATTGAGGATACTATTGTCCATCAATGGTTGTTGGATGAGAATATCGGACAGGTATCCGGTGGTCCCAAGCGTCCTCTGGGTAAAGGTTTGAAGATCCTCACCAATTGGTACTACGGTGTGGACTATGACAAGGAGAACGTGGGTAAGTGTATTGAGAAGCATCCTTTCTATAAGGTAGCTCACTACATCCACATGGACACTCGCCACACGTGGCTGCTCTGGTTGAAGAACCGTAGAAGGCTCCTGGAAGAGGATCTATGGCCCATTACAGCGCTTGAAAACGATGTGACGGAAGTCTGTTGCTACATGGGTCTGATCGGCGCTCCAGTGGACGTACAGGCCATTGAGGAACTTCGGGATGACCTTGTAAAAAGGCTGGCTGTCATTGAAGGAAAGATCTATCGTGCTGCTGGTAGAGTATTCAATATCAACTCTAATCCCCAGAAGCAGGAGATTCTCTTCTCCTTTAAGAAAGATGGCGGACAGGGATTGAAGCCTAAGAAGAGAACCAAGACTGGTGCACCTTCTTGTGACAAAGAGGCACTTGAGGACTTCAAGGGTAATGCGGTAGTAGATGCTCTTCTTGAATACTCCGAGATAGACAAGCTCCTAGGCACATACGTTCTGGGATATCTAGGAGTAGAAGGAGATCCAGATAAGCCACGTCGTATCTTTAATGGCAGAATTCATGCCAGTCTCAACCAGGCAGGTACAGTAACAGGACGTTTTTCCTGCCACAGTCCCAATCTTCAGAATATTCCTGCACCTAATTCTGAGTTGGGTAAGCTGGTTCGTGGACTATTCCGTGCTCCAACGGGATATCAACTCCTTGTAGCTGACTATGGTCAGATGGAATTGCGCATTCTTGCCAGCTACATTGGTTACGGTGGTTTGTATGACGGTTTCATGGCGGGAATTGACGCGCATACTCAGACTGCTGCACTTGTGTTTAATGTGGATTATGATTCGCTGAAACTTGACGAGAACAAGTGGATGAGAAAGGCAGCAAAGACTCTGAACTTCGCTATTGTATATGGGGCGGGGCCGGATAAGGTTGCCAACATGCTTGGAATGTCTCTGGAAGAAGCCAAGGAACTTCTTGCCAATCATCGTGTTGCCTTTCCCGAGATTTATAAATTCAAGAGCGAGGTAATTAAGACTGCTGCTCGTAGAGAGATCCCTCATATCCGTACCATTCTTGGACGAGTACGACGTATGTGGGATCTTCGTGGACACAGTGGCGATGAGTTGTGGAAGCAGTGGAGAGCAGAACGTCAGCTTTTTAACTCTCTTATCCAGGGTTCTCTTGGTGATATTATCAAGCTTGCAATGGTACGAATGCATAAGCTACTATCAGAAGACGCACTAAAGAATCCTGGACGAGAGATCCGAATGATTCTGTCGGTACATGATGAACTGGTCATTGAATGTCCAGAGGATCGAGTAGAAGAAGGTTCTGCACTACTTCTAGAAGCAATGATTGGTAAGGAGATTCAAAACCTTATCAAGGTGCCTCTAGATGTGGGTAAGGTTTCTGTAGTGACACGCTGGAGTCAAGCAAAGGAATAAAGAATAGCTAGTGATAGATCCATTTGAAGAGGTGTCTGCTGTGCCAGAGATTGATCCAGTACAGCAGCTCACCACAGAACTATCCCGATCAATGCTATGGGATATGATAGGTCCCTATAAGATGAGGGATTACCCCACTCAATACGGCCAAAATCCTGCCAGTCCAGATGTCTTGGAAGCAGAAGGCAAGGAGATGTGGGAACGTAAGCATGCCCTCTTGCCTTTTGGCTGGGACTTTCCTTTGCTGTGTTACATAGCAGCACAGTCGGCTTCTTCTGCCATTCTTATTGGTGATCCTGCTTTTGCAGAAATGGATGCGGAAGACCAGTTAAAGTTCAGAATAAACAATGTGAATATGGGAACCGCTGTAGCTGAAGCAGTGGTATCCCATATGCTTCAAAAGGGATTAATAAGATACGGAGAATCAAATGTCGTTTTGGGCGAATAAGATCAATGGAGATGCTGCACCACCCGCAGCACCACCTTCCAGAGATTTATACGGATTGTACAACCCTGTTAATACCCCTGCTCCACAACCTCAGCAGCAAAGTATCCCGCAACAGGACAACTATCAGCCTGCATCCAACATTCATCTGAAGCAGGGTGGAAGATGTCCAGGCTGCAACAGTGACAGATACATGCAACATGGCAGTTATGCAGTAGCCTGTGGTGAATGTGGATATCATCCACGTTTTGAGCAGTCAACCTATGGTCTTCCTAGTCTTGCTGATGACAGTGGTACTCCTGCGGCACCAGCAAGACAGACTGGAGATGTATCATCTCTAACCGCTTCCATTGCACAGTTGAATGCTGGTGGCGGACAGCATATTACGAAACTATAATTACTATCCCAGCGGAGTTTTATTCTATGACAGTAAAGATGAGTCCCTATCAGTCCTTTATCGCAATTAGTAGATATGCCCGCTGGGATGATGCTAAAGAACGTAGAGAATCCTGGGAAGAAAGTGCAGATCGCTACCTGAATTACATGGCACAGCATATTGAGGACAATTATCCTGTAGATGCCAAGGGTTCCCTACCTTTTCTTAGGGAGAAGTTTGTCAATCTGGAAGCACTGGGTTCTATGCGTGCTCTGATGACTGCTGGTCCTGCATTGGAGAGATCCAATATCGCAGGGTACAATTGCAGCTATCTTCCTATGGATAGTATTGAAGCATTTGATGAATTGCTTTATATTCTTATGAATGGAACTGGAGTAGGTTTCTCTGTAGAGAATATGTATGTAGAGAAACTACCTATTGTAAAGCCATTTATTACTCGTGGAATTAAAATAATTAATGTAGAAGATTCCAAGGAGGGATGGGCCAAGGCTCTGAGAGAGCTTGTAAGCTCCTTGTATCAGGGAGTGCAGTCCCAGTGGGATACCAGTGCTGTTCGCCCCGCAGGCAGCCGTTTAGTGACCTTTGGAGGGCGTTCTAGCGGACCTGCTCCCTTGGAGGATCTGTTCGGTTATGTGTCTGAGGTTTTTGAGGAGGCACAGGGCCGTCGCTTGACTTCTCTTGAGGTATTTGACATTGTGTGCAAGATTGCCTCTGTTGTGGTTGTTGGCGGAGTCAGACGTTCTGCTTTGATTGGCTTGACTGATCTTGATGACCAGGAAATGGCAACAGCCAAGTCAGGCAATTGGTGGAATGGTTACGGACACAGAGCACTCTGCAATATTTCTGCGGTATACAATGAACGACCAACTCAATCCGACTTCATGCAGGAATGGAAGAATATCTATGACAGTAAGTCCGGGGAGCGTGGGATATTCAATAGACAGGCATCTCAGGTACAGGCTGCAAAGTACGGACGAAGAGATCCGTCAATTGCTTATGGAACTAACCCATGCTCAGAGATTATCCTGCGCCCCTACCAATTCTGCAATCTATCAACGGTTACTGTCCAGCCTGAAGATACACTACCTGACCTTCTAGACAAGGTAATTGCTGCGACTGTCTTTGGAACATGGCAGTCCACACTTACGGATTTCCAGTACCTTCGTCCTATTTGGAGAGAGAATACTGAGGCTGAAAGACTCCTTGGTGTTTCCATGACAGGACAGTTGGGTCATCCTGTATTGAATGGAAGTGAAGGACAGGATATTCTAGAGGAATGGCTGGACAGACTACGTGAACAAGCGGTCATTACCAATCAGAATATGGCTGAGCAGATGGGTATCAATCCTTCCGCAGCAGTGACATGTGTAAAGCCGGAAGGAACTAC